GTGCGTTCAGGGTGGCATTTAATGCTCTACTCCCTAGCAGACAAGGAGCTACCATAGCGTCCAAGGGTCATTACTGAACAACAAAACGAACTGTTCGCGCTTGTTGTATATATTTCTAACGGCAATGTAATGAAGACCAAAAATCATTAACTATTGTTACCCTCAATTTAGATTTTTAAGTTATCTAAAAAGGATATGTCGGAGTGCTGACTTCACTCAGAAGCCAATACGGGTTAGAAATTGTAATCAGACATGGATGCATTATCATATCCTAGTCCTGATTGTGTTGAGTTCCCTCCAGTGTGCACTGATTCATATGGATGAGAAAGAACATGGTTAACCAATAATCGCATAACGCTATCATATCGGGGTTGTACCTAAAGAATCATCATGTACAATTCTTTACTCTCTTATCTACCTATAAGTCTGAGTTAGGGATTCTAAGAAATGGATGTTGCAAGACATTTCATAGTGGCTGGTCCAGTAGGAGGCATTGCTAGTTCAATTAAAACATTAGAGTTGATGGTATATTCAACCTAATATGTATAAGTGATCTAGAATACAGCAACACTGGGTGCAGCACCTTCAACTATTATTTACATGAAATCTCTATCCGGAGAATTACCATAAGCTAGGAATCCTTCATCTGCAACAGAGGAATCATAATAAGACATGCGATGACCAGCAGATCCTGCAACTGAAGAGTAAGTGACATACTCTCTATCTCTTGCTCCTGTAGATCCTGTGGGAGCAGTAGTAGTAAATTAACTAGAATTTGAATTAGACATAACAGTGATAATCCTTCCTTAATTATTGAGTGATGAAACTATCGGTTCTATAATGCAGGATGTAGCTGTTGTACGAAGAGATACAACTGAGGTTAGATTATACAATGGTCCAGAAATACTAGAAGCAGATGGAGTTTAAACGCCTGTCTAAACGTTCAAAGTGGAGTCATTCCATACTTGAATATAATCACTCCATTATGGACACAGAGGATAAATGGCGAATATGGCATTCCCAGAAGCATTGGTAGTTATAGTTATAGTCTATTATCTACTAACTTTACCACACTTGATAGCTACATCGGAAGGAACCCTTGAAGAAGTATACTCAGGAAACAAAATTGAGGCTATAGCTTAAGTTGAAACACCATCATAAGACCTGCAAGAATTTGCATACTCTGGAGACATCTCGTCCCACTAAATCTATCTTCGTAGGGAAGGATCAGATGTAAACTAATTTCCTAGAAATCCACCTTTATCGTCATTCATATCAATTCCTGTATAATCGTGAAGCATTTTTAAAGCCTTTTATCCGAAAGTTGTATTCTTTAGCTTTCCCCAGATTAGAGGTAAAGCAACCTTGCTCAGCCCTTTGACAACGGTACCCCAATCATCAGCTAAAACTACACTGAGCAAATGACGCTATTCTGAAACGCTCAATCTTTGAAATGATCTGTTATACACATCTATGGAAGCTTTGGAGGCAAACTTGAGTCCTATGGCAGACATTAATCCTTGATTGCGGAGATTACTATTCTCAATGTGAGACACCAATTGGACTACTTAAGAGTGAGATGCATTGTCTTTATCTTGATATGACTCCTGAACTTGTTTAGGGTTTAAATCAATGGCTAGCTTGTGTTTGAGAGTAGAAACCTCTCCTGCAAATCCAGCGACTTTCTAAACGCCATCCCTGGGTCTTCTACGCCTACGAGCATTATCTTTGTTGACATGTTGCTTATCTTTGTTGCTATTATTATTATTATTGTTATTGTTCTAAATTTTGTCCGACATGGTTAACTTAGTGCTGTTTTATCTATTACTATTATTATTTTTTATGCTCTACGAATATCTTTATGAAGATCTCTGTTTTAAAATTGAATTGACTGGAACTTTCTCGATTCGACTCTAAATGTATTTTATATACCACTCGTGGTCTCTGCGCACTTTGCCTAAAACCAGTTGATCTGTTGACAAGATTTTAAGCAAAGTGAATAGGTTGATTTTTAGTTTGTCATTTATTTAACGCTCAAAATCATATCCATTAGAGTCATCATTGAAAGTATGAATGAGTTAAGAGTTAAATTTAGAAAGATCCACATCTAAACCTTCAGGCAATGGTTTAAGCTTCTCATACTTGAACACTCTATATCGGAGGAGGTCCTCTAATAAATGAGATGTGTGTTCACTGCGTAGACCTTCAAGCAGAGCTTAAGCATGGATCTAGGGATAAATACAAGCCAAGCTGAGTCCTTTCGTGTAATACTGTTTTGTAGTTAAAGTCTTATATAGATCTCGAAACAAGGTTAACGAATTAACATCACCCTATGAAAAACTCCATTTTGAACAGAAATCGATATCATCCCATCTAGATAATTTGACGTCCTTGATGCACTAACCCAGTGAGCTTTCCCCAGTCTTGGTAGTAGATGAATATTAAAATATAGAGCGTTTTATCTGCTCAGAATGGAGAGATTAAATCAGCCCGTCATCTCCTGCTGCACACACAAAAATTCTCAAAAATCTAGCAATCTCCTAATCCCATAAGCGATCAAATCCGGCTTATCTACAATACCACCACAAATAACAAAGTTCTCTGAAAGTATTTCCCAAGGTGGTTAGAGTTGGATGGCCACTGAACGTTGTTCCTTGAACTTTAAATACACACCAGTTCAATAAAATCTCAGGAGAGTAACGACCATACTCTGGAGCCCAATCTCTGTTCCACTGATTTTACGCATCCATAGGCCATTCACTGCTGCAAACTCCAGGTATATTTGTGAATAGGATGTTAGAATAATTGGTTGCACTTCGACATAAGTTGCTGACAAATTCAGAAATATTCAAAGATCTAAAACTAGGAGATTGATTTCGAAGGAGCCAAGTCTCGATATGAGGTGCAAGAGTATTCCAAAGCTTAGTATCAACAAGTTTCATTATTTGCTCGTACTGAGTGGAATCAAAAGAAGACCCATCTAATGATAATGATTAGTGTTGTTCTGATAATCCAGTCCTAAATCTTGATAACAATTAATCCTTGTTTAATCCTTATATAAATCCAGGAAAACACTTCTTTACAACGGGAAAAATGGTGGATTGAATCCAAGTTAGTAATCCACAACTAGTGGCTGAGGGAACACAAATATTCCTGGGTCGAGTGTCTTAATTCACAAGCCGCCCGAATTCATCCTTCACAATCTAAGTCGTATAATTGATCTCTCCACTTTTTACCATCGTTTTGAAACTCCCTATAAAATTAGTATCTCCAGTTAATTGTCTTTACATGGTTTTCTGGTATTTATCTTTCTTGCCCTGATCGAAATCCTTAGAGTCTAACCATACAAAAGGATCGCTATTTTGAAGCTCAACCCAATCGTTATTGAGCAAGAAATTATTAAAATATTCAAATACCTCATCGGTCATTTTATCGAAGTCTCTTAAATCTTCATCTATAAGAGTTAATGAGGAAGCGAACTATCTCTAGAAAAGAGCAAAGACACCGTTCTGGACCACCTTAGATGACCATTCAAATTCTTGTTGAACCCCATCAGAGACATCTGCAACCGCATAACCGGATGGTATCACTTGACCTTAAGATGAAAATGGTAATAACTTGTTTTTATGATTAATTACAGGTTAGGGATGATCAGTAACCCATTAGCGTATCTTATCGACATTTTCAGTCCACAATTTGATCCATTCGGGCTATGATGGTAGAAGTTTGATATCTGGCATGTTAATGTGATGAGCAGAAAGAGGAATAGCCTGGAAATAATCTTTCGAGACAAACTCATGTTAACCTTTGTGCTTCTTACTTGATGCAATATTTTCTTATAACATCTTGCCCATCTTGCTCTATAGTGGATTCATATTCTATAACTCAATATTATAAGCCTGACAAACGAGCCTATCAGACTTAAGATTTCCTAATAATATATCATGTTATGAATTAGATTGTAAATTTGAGAAAATGCTAGGTTATTCTGCTACTTTTGATAAGAGACTACCGTTCTCAAACCATCTCCACTTGCGAGCAAAATCCTGCTGGTGAAATGAATTACTTGTTGAATATACTTTCTTAAATAAAAAACCCAAAGACCATTCACTCTAAACCACTGAAGACTATTACCAGCTGTCCGCACCCTAGAGTTCTTGGAACCGTTGAAGAAGTTATCGCTCATTGCTAATTTTACCTAATAGATGAGGAGTCTTACCAAATGCACTACTTAATCGTTAGAAGATAGATCTCTATTTTATCTGATAACAGGATCCAAAATCTCTGATATCCTATGGAGTGAAACATTTATTACTCCAATATCTAAGTTCATCACTAATAGTCTTCAAGCCTACGACAGTTTTTGATTCATAAAAATTGCAGAGGAAAGTACCTTAAACACTGCGAGGAGCGAAAAATGGGGGTATATACACAGGTTCAAAAGGAGACTTATCACCAGGAATGAAATCCACTATGAGTCCAACATGGGAATACCAGCCATAATCCATCCTATAGGTAGGATTCCGAATGTTAACTAGAGGATGATCATAGGGAATTCCTTATCCTTATGTGATCATAACCACTCGACCACAAGTCCCATTATGCATGACTGAGAATGAACCCTCTCCCATTGGCAAATCATATTAGCCCGGAAAAGGATGAAAGACACCTCCAGCCACATATAACATAGATCGCTCAAGAGGTTTCCATTCTGGAAGATAATAATGGACATCACTCAAATAATACATAACGTGGCATCTACTGATTTTTAAGTCTGATCTATCATTGGTTTACTGAAAGGAATCAAGTATCTTCTTGTTAAATAAACACCCCAATCGGACTTTCTTTCTTCTAGCATGGCCATCGTATTCACGGTTTAAATTCTATTTAGGAGCAAATCTATTTTATATTAAAATACTTTGATGACGGAGACGATCCAATTCTATAGTGACTCCTCCATGAAGGCCAGCTTGATCCTCTTCTTTGGCTATTCTAGCTAGAAGTTTAGGAAGTTTATCAATTAGATAATTTTGATGATCAGTACTAAACGTGAAGAAATGATTACTCAACATCCAACTAACCACTGGTGACCACAAGAGAGATGTTGAGTCTTTCGCACCAGAATCATAATAAGCATGTCGGAAGAGACGTTCCATGGGATTATACAATGTGAGAGGGGCAGACAAATGAGGTTCAAGAATAGATTTCAAATACGTTAAACAATTGGCATCCATTGCTGCCTGACAGAATAATTTGGATAAACACATCCAGCCGGTAGCTGATGAATTCACCCCCTTGACTCCTTCTTATCTAAAGTCAGCTGGTAACCCGAGAGTCATAGGAAGATCTTTGGCTAGAATAAGATTGCTCAGTTTAACGGGCGATATGCTATAACTCCTTTCGAATGTGTCTCCTTCATAAGGTTTACTAGGAATATTGAGAGAGTTTAAAGTAGATAAAGTGTACTAGTAGTTGAAAACACCTCTAAATCTAAACCTTTAGGCCATAATATCGTCTTGAATCACAGGATCCTTATTTTCTTCATGAGTCTTAGATTATGCATAAACTATGAATGAGCTATCACTGCTACAAATAACTCCACTAAACATCTGACCTAGAACAAAAAGTCTAGAATTCTTAGGACCATACAACAACACTTATTTAACCATCTCCTCATCAATCTTCATGGTGAATTAATAACAAGTTCCCGGAACAAAATCATTTTGATATGCATTCTTGAGAGAAGTAAAAGGTGAATCAACCAAATCTCCATCGACATTATATACATCTTTATCCAGGGTAGAAAACTCGACTAGCCTTCCATCAATTACTCGACCCTACTTGAAAGGGGTGCAAAAGAAATACTTATCTTCATAAACATCAAATCCTATCTCGTCATGATTAACAATATCTTCCGTGTTGTACACGTTATATCTAGGATAATTGAAAGCTTAATTGATACAAATCTAACTGAATAACCAATCCATTGAGTGATTACCTTGTGAAATAGAATCATAGTGAGCCCCACTGAAAATGATGTCAAATGAGTATTTATAGATATCAGGCTAATACGACCTGATCACTTGTCTAGTATGATTGTGAAGAATTCGTATATCGAATCCAGTATATTTTGAAAAACAAGATGCTTCTATCTCTCCTCCATTAAAATTAACCTTATCAAATAGCTCAATGTATCTCTCGAGTGACTGGTGGCAAGCTAATATAATAATTCGAAAGCTCTCATCGTTCACAAAGCTAAATCTAATTGACTCACGGATAATGTTTTTGATGATCATGAAACAAACTTCATTCCCAAAAATAGCAAAGGATATAGATTTAAAGAAACAGCAACCAGCTGAGATTTTACGTAGACCATCTTTAGAAGTAAAAGAACAAGGAAACCATTTTTCTGTACCATAAAACAGCACATCAGGCTAATCTTCTAATAAGGGATTGAAACTAAGAACATCTCCATCGAGAGTCTTGCTTTGCTAGCCGTTGCTGCTAGCCTAGCATTTGATCTCTGGTTACATCTTTAAATTTTATGTCTATTAATTTATTAATTATTATGTCTATTAATGTTATTTCTATTATTGTTATTGAATCTATTATTATTATTTTGAGTCAAAACCTTAGTTAGCGTCCAATATCTACTACTCAGATTATTATTAGTCGGCACATAGTTACTATTATTGTGATAATTACTCTAATAGATTATCTTGCTGCTACTTCTCTTGTGGTTGTTGACATTCTAAGATATCCTAACTAATCTCTGCTGATCTGTTTTGTTGATCATCTGATTATAATAGCTACTAAGATGTAGCATGTGAAGAAGGAAACATCAAATCATCCATATCTTGCGAAATCAATAAATCTGGACACACGACTATGCTTAGCTAAGCAATTCCATCTTGAGTATACACATGGAAATCATCCTAGACAATTTCATAAGAATCAGGCTTAGAGCTCAGTTGATCAAAAATAGTTAGAAAGTCATTCTCATCTTTCAACAGATCTGTCAGCTCATCCAAGAAAAGAGAGGGTGATAATAAGCCATTGAGACTAGCAACATCAAGAAGATCCACACTGGGTTTAATCTTGGGGAGTGGTGAAACATATTGATTAGTGAAATCATTTGAAGGAGCAGGTTAGAGGGGGTGAGATTCGCTATTCTCACTTGAGGTATCAGTCGATTTTACTGTTGTAGGACCAACAAGCAATTCAGGAGCATCAATTAAAGCCTGACTTGTTGTATTAATATCACTCTACTAATCAAAATCCTGCTACTAAACAACGCAATCAACAATAGGAAAATCGATTATGATTGGCTAATCAGCATTATCAAATTAGGGATCTACGTCCAAAATGAGCTACTCTCTAACTTCTTGAGCACGTTAAAAGCTGAAAGATTGCATCCTTCTAAACTATAGCTGTATGCATTCTCGGAATCTATTGACACCATCTCTTAGTTAAGTCATTCTAGCTTAAGACAATCTTATGTTGGAACCTAATCGGACGATTGAACTTCTCATACGGGATAAATATCCTGGCACTAGAGGAGCCCCATCTACACTCAATGAAGCCAATTTCAGTGCGTCAATAAGGGGAGTAATATCACCAGAATAAAAATCTTGAAGAGAAGCTTTATGTTCAGGGTACTGTTTTTGGAGAGAAATGAAAAAATTTCTTATCTGCTTGAGTGACAAGCATGAACACGGATCCATGGAACTGGGAAATAACCTCTTGCCATACTCAGCATATAATCCTCTGTAAACGCCTAACTATGCTTCATCTACTATCTATTGCATATCGGGAGAATCATCAAAACTCTGTCTGATAGAGGGGAGAATTATCTCATCAAATTCCTATATGGTCATTTCATAGGGTGGCATCAGTTTCACAAATCCGTACATCCACTAGGGAGAATCATGCATGAGATTCAGATACTTATTCAGTGATTCTGCATAGTATACTTTGTTATACTCAGTGTCTCTAGGTCTCACAGGACAAAAAATGATTCTAGGATGTTGGATTAAAAGGTCTGCCTATTGAGCATTCATGTTACATTTATTCAACAAATCATAAGTGGACATACACTCTAGTGCTTAAGAAAAGTTTTCACCCATTATTCGAGCTATAGACTTCTACACGAACTTGAGAATAAGCCCTCCCATAGACAAGAATTTTGAGCCCACATCTATAACTATATTGTTTTTCTGGATATGGAGATCATTCAATAATCGAGTTAATATCTATGCTTAATTCAAATCCTACCCAAATCTCAGATGACTATGTCCGCCGCATCCTTCATAAGACTATGAAATTTGGTCTTAAGTAACAGGCTGACCGTATATGGATAGAACTTCAGCAAAGGTTGAATGAATCACACCATTTGGATTAGCAATAACATTACACTTATCATCAAAGCTAAGTTTACTCTTGTATGTTCTGCTCTTGACTGGAATTCGTCTGACCCCAGATTAATGGATAGATGCTATCAAAGGAGCTTACAAAGATCTAAGTGCTGAAGAGCTAACTGGCAAAGGCTTGATGCTCAAGTTGCTGATTGAACCTAGTGTAATTTGAGGAAGAGATATAATCTATTTAACAACCATTTGATGTTTGATGATCGGTTCACCTTCTAAAAAGAGCCATGGATGTCTGCTTTTCTAAAGAGAGGCTAGTATTTAGAAGTGTTTTTTAGACAGAATGGTTTTTGTCAAGACACACTCTGGCTCCAAATATCCTAGTTGAATGTAATGCACGCTAGACATAACTTGCTTATCAAATTAATTAAGATCTGGTAGAGTGAAGTAGAGTTATTTGCGCAACACCTATCGCAGATAAGTCTGGATCACTTTGCCCATGCTACATGAGATTGATACAAAATGTGTCAGTGAGATCTAATCATCCAAGTTTTTCAAAATGGAGTCTAATTTGTGTATAGCACGTGACTAAGAAGTGCTAGTACAGACGCCAGGATTGATTGAATTCTTAATTGAGTTAGTATGCTTTGAGTTTCCACATTTCCTATTCCTCTTTAGTTTGACAGGCAACTCTTTTTTCTCCATGTTTAGATGTTAACCAGGCTAGACATCTAATTTCTAGCTGACAGGTAGTGGCACAGCCGGACGTTTCTTAGGGATGGGAGCAATTGGAGCCACTGGGTTCAATTTCTGTATTGCGATCGGAGCCTTGATGACAGGACTAACCCTTCTGATAGTGGCAAGAGGCAAATAAAATCTATCAGCATTTTGAAACTTCTTAGGAGTAAACCAACCGACATGACCGGTCCCATCTCCATTTTCAATATACACTAAAGAGGGAAATGATATAATCTTATCATCGAATCTAGTAAGTTAAATCTTGAAGTTGAAGTCTTATCTCCACTAGCACATCAAATCAGAAAGAACCTGGACCGATATCTATCCATCAGAACCGAGAGCCTTTAGATTCCAGACAAACTCTTCGACTTATGACGCAGAATCCCACTTAGACATCTGCAGTAAGGAGTGTATAACACACCAACCGTCGGGAGAGCTAGACAACACGCCACTCTAATAGGGAATGCTATATTCAGGGAGCTTCGACTTGATAACCTATCCAAATTCTTGAAATGAAGGAGAAGTATTAAAGCTAGTCTTCCATAAATCGAGACTAGGAGCGATGTTCAATATGGATCCTACTCTGGTTGATGATCCCCAATCTTGAGATCTCTCCGCCACAATGCCACTAATGCTTTAGCGACACTAGGGGCAGATCTTACGGTCCACGAGATTGATGCAGGATTGACAAACATAATGGCCACAAACTGTGGAAGTGTGGCATTGTTCCAAACAGATTGAACAAATATCTTTCTTGACATTAATAGAGAGTGGAACATTGCTGGACAACTTGTCTGCACTAAAAACAAGAATATTCAGATGTAATAAAGTGCTATTAGTCTTTGTATACACGCTAAACTATTTTGTGTACTTAAAACTTTCAGCCACGGACAATTGCTCGAACTTAGGTATCTTATATCCCTTAGCAAAGACGTAAGTTCGTGTCATCAAATGAAAGAAGAAAACACATGACTATGAGCTGGAGATAGTGTCAACGCCAGATACAATTCTGGTGGTGAGATCGGCCTCCAATCGGATTACAGTACAGTATTTGTATGCCAATGATCCAATAATAACAACGCCGTTACAGAAACCTATAATGTAAGCGTGCTCATGTTCACCATAATCTTGATCGAAACCATTCTCTAGTACACCCTACTCAGCCAGCTCTAGCTCATCCAGCAAATCCTCCGGCACATACTTCTAGGCTTACTTCCATGAGAAGACATGCAAATCTATGCCATATGTAAGATCCATGACTCTTTTGTTTTAAAGAATGTTTTAAACTTTCTAAATACTCATAACGACTCCGAATCTTTC